GCTTCTCGGCGGTGATCGACAAGGGCAACACGAAAGACCAAGCCATTAACAAGGCCGGCAAGTTTATGAACATCCAGACCAACGAGATGGTAATTCCGGAATACGATAAGTACTGCCTGGGCAGATTGGCCAACTTGGCGGGCAACATTGTGGGCAACGCGGCAGCCATCGACGCTGAAAACGTGGTGGCACGTGTGGCCGCTGCGCGCAAGGCGTTTTTGGACGCGAAAGTGCCCTTGGCTGACCGCACGTGGTATGTGACCAGCGCTTTATTCAATGCGCTGTTGGAGTGCAAGCACTTCGCACAGTTAGAAAAGCTGGGCACGGCTGCGCTGTGCGAGAACCACATCGGCAACTTGTTTAAATCGCCGGTAATTGAGGTGCCGGAGGACTACCTGCCCACCGGCGTGAACTTCATCTTGGTGCACAAGCGCGCAGCCTGCGCCCCGGAGAAGATTTGGGACAACAAGCTGCACACCGACCCGCCCGGCATCAGCGGCAACCTGATTGAAGGCCGATTCTATTACGACTGCTTCGTATATGGGAAAAAGGCCAACGGCGTTTATGCAGACGTGACCACCGGCAACGGCGTGACGGTGTTGGCTGCGCCCACCGTGGCGGCTGCCAGCGGTGCTATTACCGCAGCCAGCGGCGCGACGGCGTGGTACACCACCGATGGAAGCGATCCGCGCTACAGCATCACAGCCAAAGCGGGCACGACCACCGGCGCGACCAAGGGCATGGTGGTAAAAGCCTATCAAGTGAAAGAGGGCAGCTTTGCCAGCCCGGTTACAACCGTGACCGTGACCGGCTGATAAGCCCTGACAGGATGCCCCCGGAAACGGGGGCATTTTTGGACAAAAGGGGGATTGTATGACGGCCTACGAAGTATTTGAAACGGCCAGCGCCTACTTGGGACTGACTGCCGAGGAAAACGAGGACGTAATGACGGTGGGTGCCGCGTGGCTGAACGTGCTGCTGGCGGAGATGCTGGAGACGGAGAACACGCTGCGGCGCAGCGAGGGCGTGCAGGAACTGGACAGCGCACCGAGAGTGACGGCGGCGGAGCTGGCGAGCAGCGGCACAGACATCGACTGCCACGAGAAACTGCTGCGCATTGCGCTGCCCTACGGATTGGCGGCCGAGATGATGCGCGAGGACGACGCAGACAGCGACTGGAATCATTTTAGAAGCCGGTTTATCAACGCGCTGAGCGAGGCTGCGTGCGGCCTGTGTGAAGCGATACAAGACTACTACTGAGGTGAACCATGCCGAAGGATATAAGCGTGACAAAGAAAACCAGCACAGTGAAAAATATGGTGCTGGAGGGCTTTCGCGGCGTGGATTTAACCAGCGACGTGACGCACGTGGAAGTGTATCGCAGCCCACAAGCACCCAACATGATGCCGGGTGCGGACGGCTACCCAGCTAAAAGGCCGGGGTATCACACGGTGTGCCAGCTGGACGGCGCGGTGCACGGGGCGTACAGTCTGCACTCTAAGGGCGAGCGGATAGACCTTGTGCACGCCGGCACAAAGCTGTACAAACTGACGGATGCGACGGCCACGGCGGTGTGCACCGACATGGCAGATGCGAACAGTACGGCGGTGCAGCTGGGCGGCAAGCTGTGGATATTGGACGGCAAGAAATACCGCTATTTCGACGGGGAACAATGTGCACCGGTGAGCGAGATTGCCACGGTGCCGTTGATCACCATTGCGAAAGCGCCCAACGGGCAGACGGGTGCCACCAGCTACAAGCCGGTGAACCTATTGACAGGCAAGCGCACTGAGAGCTATTTGGGAACAGCGGACGATACGGCGTATTACCTGAGCTTTGCCGACCTGACGGACACCGAGGTGACGGCGCAGAAGCTGGACAGCGAGGGCGCGTGGGTGGACATGGCCGAGGGAACGGACTTTGAAGTGGATCGAACGCTGGGCAAGGTGACGTTTAAAACCGCGCCGGGGGAGAGCCCTGTGGAGGGCGAGGACAACGTGCAGATTACCTACGAAACCGAGGGCAAGGCCGACACGGTGAACGCGCAGCGGCTGTGCATTTTGTACGGCGTGAGCGGCGCAATGGATCGCATTTTCTTGGCCGGAGGCACGGACGAGCCCAACGTAGACTGGTGGAGCGAGTGGAACGACCCGGCGTACATTGGGGACACAAACTACGGCAGCCTGGGCGGCGAGAAAAGCGCCATTGTGGGGTACAGCGTGCTGAGCGGCAGCTTGGTGACGCACAAGGCCGACGAGGAGAACGAGCGCAATGTGTTTGTGCGCACCGGCAGTTTGGACGACGACGGCAACGCGGTATTTGCTCTCAGCGCAGTGGTGCAGGGCGTAGGCGCGGTGAGTGAGCGGTGTTTCGGCAGTGTGGCCAGCGAGCCGCTGTATTTAAGCAACCGAGGCGTGACAGCGTTGACGCCCAACAACCTGACGGGCGAGCGCTATGCCTGCACGCGCAGCTATTACATCAACAGTGCCTTGAGCACGGCCACGGACGCACAGAGAGCGGCGGCCTGCGCAGTGGTGTGGGGGCGGTTCTACGCGCTGGCCATCGGAGAACGGCTGTATCTGCTGGACAGCGAGCAGAAATATTATCAAGCCCGCGAGCCGCAAAGCGGATACCAAATGGAGTGCTACTACTGGACGGGCATCAACGCCACGGCGCTGTGGGTGCAGGATGGACGGCTGCGGTTTGGCACGAACGACGGCGCGGTGCGGGAGTTTTGGCCGGGAGAAGCGGGAGAACAATTCAACGACTGCGACAACGCCGACGGAAGCGATCCACGCCCGGTGGAAGCGCAGTGGTGCACGCCCATGATGAACTTGGGTACGTGGGCGAACTTGAAGAACGTGAAGGGCGTGTGGGTGGTGTGCCAGCCGTTTGCGCGAAGCGGCGCGGTGGTGAGCTACGCCACGGATAAGGAACACGAAACGGACGTGCGGGAGCAGGACATTGATATTCTGGACTGGGACGACGTGGACTTCTCTCGATTCACATTCAACACACTGGATCGCCCCACCGTGATTTACACCCGCAAGGGGGCGAAAAAGGTGAAGCTGTTCCAAGTGCGGGTGCGCAACGACCGGGAGAGCGAACCGTTTGGACTGTATGCGGTGCACGTTCGATACCAAATTGGCGGAAAAATACGGAGGTGAGAGTATGGGTTTGGACAAATTGAAGCTGAAAGCGTTTGTGGCATCGATTGCAAAATTGAGCGACACGCATGTGAACAAAGCGGAATGGTTAAAGAAGCAGTTTGACCTGCGCGCTGAGGAATTGCAGGAAAAGCACAACGCCACGGTGGAGTGGATGGAAGAAAAGGGACTGGAAAACGCCGTGCAGTGCGAGGACTTCGCTGTGATGCGCCTGAACGATGACGGGCAGATTGAGGCGTCGAAAGACGGAGTGATTTTTGAGACGGTGGGCAGCGGCGGCCACTTGATTTTAAACGACGTGGGCGAAGTGATGCCCCAGCGCGGCAGGCTGCAAATTACCGGCGCAACGGTAAGAGACACCGGCAATGTGACAATCCTGACAGCCAAGCAAGGAGACAAAGGCGAGCAGGGCATTCAAGGGATACAGGGCGAGCAGGGCGAGCAGGGCGTGCAAGGCCCGACAGGCCCTCAAGGGCCACAAGGTGTGCAGGGCGCTCGCGGTGCGCGTGGCGAAAAGGGAGAAAAGGGCGACACGGGCGCGCAAGGTGCAAAAGGCGATAAAGGCGATAAGGGTGACACGGGCGACGCAGGCAAGGACGGCACCAGCTTGCAGCCGGGTGGCCTATATGCCACGCTGGACGCGTTGAAGGCATCGCACGCTACGGGTGCGTTGGGCGAGTGCTACGCAGTGGGAGACGCTGAGTATAACGAAGTGTATCTCTGGGACATGCAGACAAGCACATGGGTGAATTTGGGGCCGCTGCAAGGCGCACAAGGCCCGACTGGCGCGCAAGGCCCTAAGGGAGACAAGGGTGACAAGGGCGATAAAGGCGATAAAGGTGACACCGGCGACGAGGGCCCGCAGGGTATTCAAGGAATACAGGGCGAGCGAGGCGAGCAGGGCGTACAAGGCATTCAAGGGGTGCAAGGCGTGAAGGGCGAGCAGGGCGTACAAGGGCCGACAGGCCCGCAAGGCGCACAGGGCGAGCCGGGCTTGGTGCAGAGCGTGAACGGCAAGAGCGTGGCGGACGTTGTTTTGACGAAAGAGGACATTGGCTTGGGCAACGTGCCAAACGTGGCCACCGACGACCAGACACCGACGTTCGACGCGACGCTTTATGGCGACATTCAGCCGACCAGCGGCGAAAAGCTAAGCGTGACGCTTGGGAAATTGGCGCAGGGGGCAACACAGCTCGTGAAGCACTTCAAGGCGACGAACCCCCACGAGGTGACAGCGGCGCAGGTTGGGCTTGGTAGCGTTAACAACACCGCTGACACAGACAAGCCGGTAAGCACGGCGCAAAAGGCGGCGATTGAGGCTGTGAACAATGTGGCAACAGCAGCGCAGAATACCGCGGACACGGCGCTGAGCATTGCCGCCCGCCCCAATTTACTGGACAACAGCAATTTCCTGAATCCGGTTAACCAGCGAAGCGCATCAGGCACAATTACGAAAACGGGTTATTTCATTGACCGTTGGTATTTGAACAATGGTTCTGTAACGCTGTCTTCCTCGGGGCTTGCGCTTACCGCAGGTACAGTAATTTTTCAAACGCTAGAACGTGACCCAGGCTCAGAGGTAACCAAACAGGTGGGGGTATCTTCCGGAACGGTGACAACATGGTGGGACAGCAGCGTAAAACGTCTTAACATACAAGCAGACACCGCCTGCACCGTTACATGGGCTAAGGTGGAAGCCGGCACCGGCGCAACGCCATGGTACGACAAGGGATATGCAGAAGAGTTGGCAAAATGCAAACGCTACTATCAATATATCCCTATTTCCAAAATTGTAGGTTCGGTTTTAAATTCGACTGTTTATTTGAATGTACCTCTACCAGTGACTATGCGGACAACTCCAACCATTACTCTTCCGTCAAACTTAGATAACTTTGTATGCAACGGAACTGTATATGCGATAAAAGGGGTTGCCGTTTCAACACGCTACAATAATGCGATACTTCTGACCGTGACGATAGACGGCAGTATTTCATCGTGGCAAACGGGAGCCTGTTACTCGTTGACGTTTACAGCGTCTGCTGATTTGTAAAAAGGAGAATTGCAATGTCTGAAAAATATATTGTCTATATGCGTCCGGATGAAGATGGGCGCGTTGTGGCTGTAAACAGCAGCGAATTTTTGACAGATTTGACCGGCTGGGTAGCCGTGGATGAGGGCGTGGGCGACCGATATCACCACGCACAGGGAAACTATTTGGACAAGCCTGTGTACGATGAACACGGCCGACTGAATTACAAGCTGGAAAACGGCAAAGCGGTGGAACGCACCGAAGAAGAGAAAGCAAATGATGAGCAGCCGGTGACGGCTGCGTCGGAGCTGGAAAAGCTGGAAGCGCAAGTAATGTACACGGCCATGATGACCGATACGCTGATGGAGGAATAAAGAATGTTTGAAAAAATTCAAAAGTGGTACAAGCTGGGGCTGTGGAAAGAAAAACAGGTGACGGACGCCGTAACACGCGGCGCTTTGACGGAGGCTGAAGCGCAAGAAATTTTATCAAAGGAGTGATTTTAATGACACCATTCGCAGGAATCAATCGCGTTACCAGCCCCTACGGCTGGCGCACCTACACCTACAACGGCAAAAAAATAACCGAGATGCACCGAGGACAGGACATCGTTCCCACGCGCACGGCGGGGGAAGCCGTGGACGAAAGCGCATGGAACGTGCGCGAGGTAACCGGCGGCGTTGTTCTTCGCATTTCCAGCGACAGTAGCCGTGGCAATTATGTGGACGTGCAAACAGCGGAGGGAGTGTTTGAGCGCTATCAGCACCTGAAAACTGTTTTGGTTAAGGTAGGGCAGTCTGTCGCACAGGGCGATGTCATTGCCGTGGCAGGCAGTACAGGCCAAAGCACCGGCAGGCATCTGCACTTTGGGGTTTACAAAGGTGGAAGCGCCGAGGCAAACGCCGTCAGTCCCGAGGAGTGGAGCGATATCCCCAACGAGTGTGGTATCTACAGCGGCAACGACAACTACGACAGCGCGGCAGGCGCTCACGAAAATGAGACGGAGAAGAAGTACAAGGCTACCGTTTTAGTAAACGGCCTACGCTTGCGGGCGTATCCGGAGGCGGAGGGAGAGAGCGTACAACTCGACCTTTTAAGCAAAGGTGCTGCTTATGAGGTGGTGCAAACGAAGAACAAGTGGGCATTTCTTAAAACAGGCGAGAACAGCGGCGGCTGGGCTTGTATTGAGAACGCCGACGGGGAATATCTCAAGATATCTGAGGCGTAAGGGGATGAAGAAGTGGATGTAAACACATTATCGATTTTGATCGCCTTGGCAGGCTGCTTTGTGGGCTTGGCCGGATGGCTTTCCGGACGCGACAAACAAGTGAGCGGTGATGCTGAGTGGCGCGGTATGGTAAATGCGAAACTGGATGTCTTGGTAGGCGTCCGCAGTGACATTTTGGACTTAAAGAAAGAAGCGCAGGAGCACGGCCGACAGATTACTGCCGTGCAGGAGAGCGCCAAGCAGGCGCACCGACGCATTGACCGATTGGAACACAAGGAGGATTAGACATGAACGTGAACTGGACAGTACGAGCAAAAAACCCGGCATTTTGGGTGCAAATTATACTGGCGCTGGGCACGCCGGTATTGGCTTACTTCGGCATCACAGGTGCAGACATCACTAGCTGGCCCATTTTAGGGCAGACTATTTTAGACGCATTGGCGAACCCGTATGTATGTGTGCTGGCCTTGGCCAGCCTGTACAACGCGATTCAAGATCCGACTACACCCGGAATCAGCGACAGTGCCCGCGCGCTGAGCTACACGACACCCGGCGGGGACGATTGAGGGGGGAGAGCTATGAGCACGGCGGCATATGAGAATTTGTACAACAGCACAGCGGCCAGCCTGAGCGACTATTTATCTACACAAACGGCGGCGCTGGAAAAGCAGCTGCAAGAGCAAACGGCGGCGCAAAAGGCGGCCTACGACGCGAATGTGGCCAGCACCAACGACTACTACAATAAAATCTATGACACGCAAAAGGCCAACTACGACAACCAGCTGGCCACAGCCAAGGCGGATTTTGATGCGGCGGTGAATTTGCTGCAAAGCGGATACGACAGCAACACGGCCACGGTAAACCAGAACACGGCCAAGAGCTTGCAGCAGGCGTACATCAACAACATGATGAACCAGCGCAACCTAGGCCAGCAGCTGGCGGCGCTGGGGCGCAGCGGCGGCGCGGCAGAGAGCACGCTTTTGAGCATGGCCAACGAGTACGGAACAAACCGCGGCACGTTGGAGCAGGATCGCAACGAGCAGTTGGCAAACCTGTTGACACAGTTAGAAGAAAACAAAGCGGCGCAGCAGAGCAGTTACAACGCCACCAAGACGAGCTACGACACGGCCTACACGGACAGCCTGAACCAATACCAAGCGGCGCAGGCCAAGGCGCTGGCGGACTACCAGACCAGTTACGCGGATGCCATCAACACGCTAAAGCAGAACATAGCCAGCCAAAAGCTGACATTGGAACAATATGTAAACCAGCAGCTACTTTCGGCCAAACAGACTTTGGCAGAGAAACAGGCGGAGGCGCTGGCGGCGCAGGTGGCGGCAGCGGCCGCGGCGAGCGGGACAAGCAGTACAAGCACCGCAAGCAGCACCGGAAGCACGAGCAACAGCACCGTTAAGGCGGCCACCGGCACGGACGCGCCGCTTGGCATCAACAACGAAACGTGGACGGCGATGAAGAATGGTTACAACGCAGCGACAACCTCGCTGAGCAGCCCACAGAGCACCATAGCGTCTATTAAGGCCAACGCGGCTGTGCTGAACGCGATGAAGAACAAGTAACAACCGGAACAACGAAACAGCCCACCCGAGAGACCCGGGTGGGCTGGCGTTGAATTGGGATTAGGATAAGTCGGAACACGGACGGTCATCACAGTCGGCGTCTAAATCCGCAAACATCTCTCGAATGGATTGGTAACACTTGGCTTGAATCTTGCCACTCATAATGTCGCGCGCCTCCTGCATGGCGGCCTCCGTTTCGGCATTGTAACGCGGCTGAGAGCACTCGTACAGGTGCTCGGGGGAGATGTCGACATCATCGCTCCACACGACGGTGCCGCACTCAGCTCTGGCGCTAAGAAAGAACGAAAGATTTTTGAGCGGCGCGTAGATAGGCTTTTCCAACAAGGGACGCGCGTCGTAGCACTTAATTGAACCGTCGGCAAATGTGATAAGCAGGGTGTAATCCTTTCGCGCGGATACCTCGCGCACGACCCAGACGGGTGTGTTCATAGCGAACTCCTTTCAAGCTTCAACGCGAAGCGTGCCGTCTTTCAATATCCGCGCGAATGAGAGATTTTATATACCCTTGTTTGCTGGGAACTTCGCGCAGGCGCTGCAACACATCGGCATCGGTGCCTTTGTTCAATTTTAGGCTGAGACGGAGAGCGTTTTTTTGGTCGTAACGTTCTTGGGGTGTCATGCGGACGCTCCTTTGCACTAATGTTCAACGGTGATAACATAGGCGTCCAAAATCTGTTCCAGCTCCTCGCAGGTGTAGACTTTGTCGGGGTTTTCGCGCAGGATGCGCTTGATGTCGTAAATAGTGGCTTTTTGAACAATAACAATTTCTTTTTCAGTGGGCATAAACAAGCCTCCTTTTGCTTGATATGTTCAGTATAGCATAGGTACATACCTATTTCAAGAAGGGCGGCAAAAAACGAAACAACAGGAGGGTAATTCATGTCGAAGATGGACGAATATGCCAAAATATGGAGCGAAACCTATCAGGCGGAGATGGCAAAGGCGCAGCAGCGCACACGGGCGCAGAGCGAGCAGGACGAATACGCCAAAATTTGGAACGACACCTATCAGGCCGAGATGGCAAAGCAGCGCACGCAGGAGAAAGCAAGCCAAAAATCGGAGATTGTGAGCTTGCCGATACTGGGCGAAACGGCGCAGGAGGACGCACAGACGACAAAGAAAACGTCGCTGGGCGACTGGCTGATAGGCTTTGGCAACGCGGTGACTGCCGGCACGCAAGGGCTGGACGCTGCGGCGATAAACGAAACGGCACAGAGCAGCAAGACCACACCGACACTGACCAATGAGCAGCGTGCACAGGTGGCACAGGAGAGCCTTGCGGCGCAGGACGCGACAGGCGAGGGCTACGACGAGGAAACCTACAACGCGGCGCTGGAGCAAAAGCTGGGGCTGGGCGAAAAGCTGCAAAACTTAGTGAACAACACCGGCATAGGCCAAACGCTGACGAAGGCAAGCCTGTTGGCGCAGGGAATGGATTATGACAAAGCGGAAGAAATAATTGAAGCCGGCGCACAGGGTTCGGCAGAGCTGGCCGAGAGGGCGCAGGCTGTGACGGACGCAAAAAACCAGAAGTATTACAGCGAGCAAACCGCCAAGCGCACGGAGCTGGAACAAACAGCCATGAGCGACCCGGATTTTGCCACCGTGGCAGCACAGGGTGGATTGAGCCGCAAAGAGGACTACAGCGGCGGCAGCCCGTTTTTAGGGATATTCTCCGGCGCAACGACATCCGGCGGTATAGGAACACTGTTCGACGAGACGGACAACGTGGCCATGGACGATCGCGTGAACTACATGACCGACGACCAGCTGGCGGTGTATAACTACTACCTGAACAAAGGGGACAAAAAGAGCGCTCTGGCCTATTTTAAAACCCTAGAACGAGCCTTGAACGAGGCCAACGCCACAGAGAAAAGCGACAAGGCTTATGAGCTGGCCGACAGCGGCGTGGCGGGTGCACTGTACGGCACGGGGCTGAACGTGAGCACCATTGCCACCAAACCGCTGGCCGTGCTGGACGCGGCAGAAAAGGTAGTGAGCGACGCGACGGGCAACTACGTGCCCATGGACGCGAACAATGCAAACATGATAGGGCAGAAGATTGCCGGCGCGGCCACCGAGGGCATTACAGCCGATATGCCGGACTGGGCGAAGTTCTTGACCAGCGCGGGATTGTCCACCATAGACAACGTAGTGAATATAGCACTGTTTGGCGCGGCCGCACCGGCCATGATGGCTTTGCAAAGCGCAGGCAGCGGGGCATACCAAGCGGCAGAGCAAGGCGGCACGCCCGGGCAGGCGCTGGCGCTGGGCGTGGCCAACGGCGTGGCCGAGTACTTGGGCGAAAGCTTCAGCTTCAGCAAGCTGGAAGAATTGGCAGGAAGCGGCGCGACGCGCAGCGTGAAAGAATTTTTGAAGCGCACGGCGGCGCAGATGGGCAACGAATTTACGGAAGAATCGGCCACCGAGGTAATGAACATTCTCTCAGAGATGGTGATTCTTGGTGACGAAAGCGAGCTGGCGCAGTATGCGGCACAGTACATGGAAGAACACCCGGACGATACAAAAGCACAGGCCACACTGGCCACGGCGTTGTACATTGCGAAACGTGTAGGCGAAGCCGGTTTAGCCGGTGCGCTGAGCGGCGGCCTGATGGGGTCGGCAGGCTTGGTGCGCAACAATGTGTACGCAAGCACCATCGGCCAACAGATGACGCAAGGTAGCTTGCAAAACGACGTAATCAGCCAAGGGTTGAGCCTGCCGGAGAGCACCAGGGCGAACCAACTGGCGCAGCAGCTGGCCTTGGATGTAACCGACGGGGGCACGGTGAGCGCCTACGACATCGGTGTATTGGCGATGCAAAACCAAGCGGACGCCGCCGAGCAGGGGATAACGCTGCTGCCTCTGCCGGATACGGCGCAAGGTGCTGCATCGAATTCACAAGAAGTTGGAGCAAACTCGCAAGAAGTTGCGAAAAGTGTCACCGAAAGTGTCATCGAAAACAACGCCGCAGGGGTTGACAGCGTTAAAAACAACACCAAAGCGGCGAGCACAGCGCAAGAGGGTGGGCTGCCGATATTCAACCAAGCACAGAGCACGACAGAGAAAACAAACTTGCCACTGTATGAAACAAACGCACAAACGGGCGAGCGGCACAAGGTGGCGCAGCTGCGCACGCTGGAAAATGCGGCGATAACCAGCGAGGCGGCCAAGGATTACGCCTTGCAGCAGCAGCGCGTAACACAGCAAGAACTGGACGCAGTGGAGAAGCTGGCAAAACACGGCGGCCTGAATGTGGCCTATGTGTATGAAGAAAACAGCCAGGCAGACGCGTGGATCGCAGGCGACACCATGACCGTGAACCTTGCCATGACAAACAGTGCGTTTTCGTCGGCAGTGCACGAGACGGGGCACGCGATGAAAACCAACAATGCGCGCCAGTGGAAAGCCTTCCAAAAGGCCATACTGAACTATGCCCAGCGAAACGCAGCCATGGGCGAATACGCCGACCAAGTGCGCAATGCGTACACTGCCGAGGGCAGCGCGGCGCGGGAAAGCGTGTTGAATGCAGACGGCACGATAAACACAAATGCGCTGAACGAAGAAGTGTGCCTGAAAATTGCGGAGCAGATAGCCCAAGACCCGGACACCCTGCTGGAGCTGGTGGGGCATGACCGCACATTGATAGAGAGCTTCTTAGACTTTATACGCGGCATAAAAAACAACATTGCCATCACGCTGAAAAACAGCGAAAAGGCAATGTTGGACGAAGCGGAAAGAACGCTGGTAAACCTGCTGCGCGGCGAGAGCTCCGAGGTGGAGGGGACGAAGTACAGCTATGTGGGCGTAAACGCGAGGGGTGTAGACCTGACCCAGCAGGCCAGAGCACAAGAGATGGAGCAAGATGGGCAAGACCCAGAGACAATACGCCAACAGACAGGATGGTTTAGGGGTGCTGACGGAAAGTGGCGCACCGAAATAGATGACAGCAAGGCAGTATACAAAGAGCCGCTGCGAGATGAAGTGTATCTACGCGAGGCGCTTTATCATCCGGAGCTAGAGCGAAGTTATCCCGACATACTTAACATGCGCCTAAAAATGGATTTAGATGGCAAGGATATGCTGGAGGGAAGATATAACATTGGCGACAACAGCATCTCTCTAATGAGGGGCGCACCTAAGGGCACGGCGCTGCATGAAATTCAACATGCTATCCAAATTAGAGAGGGATTTGCGGGAGGGAGCAATCCAACAAAGGCAAAGCATTGGGCGGAAATTGAAGCGTTTGAGGCGGTAAGAGATAGCGCAGAGTACAAGAAACTCAAAACGCCAGAAGAACGCATGGATTATGTTAAACAGTACGCAGCAGAGCAAACAGAAAGCAAAAGCTGGAAAGCAGCTCACACAAAAAAATACAATGAAGCAGCAGGAGAGGTGGAGGCGCGCGACGTTGCCAACCGACTGATGCTGAATAGGGAGGAACTAAGAAAAAATACTCCCGACCTAACTGGAAATGTGCGCTATGCTCAGCCATCAACAAAAAAATACATTGACATGTTGCGACAAATGGGATACGCTGAGGACGAAACCAAAAATAGGGGTGAATTAGATGGAAAGCGACGAGGAGTTTATGAAGCTGATGGAGAAAATGGAGAAATACCCAGCGTACGCGTTTCCGGAACCATTGCCGCCCGAGAGAATGGAAACAGCGTTGGAGGCGTGGAAGATACTTGGAATGCCACCCGAGGAGCAGGAAGAAGCCTTGAAGCAGAAGAACTGGACGGAAGAAACGTTGTATTTGATGGCCGCAGGAACAACGAAAGAAGAAATGGACGAAATCTGGTAAACAATGCCGACGTTGCAACGCAGAACATAAGCGAAGCCCTTACGGAACTGCGAAGCGAGAAACGTGCGCTGGCTCAAGAGCGAAGCGCGTGGGAAGACAGTGAGGCAGTACGGGACATTCTGGCGAAAAGGGAAGCGGCGAAGAAAGAACGCGGAATTTTCAGGCTAAAGGAATGGCAAGAACAAAGCCAAGACTGGAAAACCTACGAACAGCACCGTAAAGCCTTTGATGAGCGCGCCGCGAGATTGCGCGAACAAGAGGGCGCATTGAACGAGCGATACCGTGCCTTGCAACAAGAGATGAGTGCATACAAGCAGCAGGCTTACGACCAAGCTATGCAAGAAAGCGGATTGACGGCGGAACAATATCACGCGCAAGAGGCGGCCAAGGCGTTTGGCACGACAACGCGTTTTGAGAGTGCCGGGTATATTTTGCAAGACGGCACAATGTTGAATTTCGGAGACGGAAAAAATCAACGCGGCAGCGACCACCGAGAAATTGTTGACGTTTTCGGTACGACCGAACTGGGAGAAAACCAGACCGGGACGGCGGCAATGAACCGCTTTATCGCCGAAGGGAATGTGCGCGTGATGCCGGAAAGCCCCGGCGTGGATATTTCGGGCGAAACGATGCCGAGCACTGCGCAGCTGCAAAAAATCCGCACAATGGCCGACACGCTTGGCAAAGCCAAACACGGGTTCGGCTTGGATATTTCCGGGGGAAATGGCGAAATTTTGGCAACCAAGCGGTATCAAGGCAATGTGCGCGGCGACCGCGTTGTAAACGACATCAAAAGCTTCTTTAAAACAGGACAGCTCCAAGAGGACAGCGGGTTGAGCGAGTTCCACAGCCTCCACGTGCCCACCACCCTATCAGACGGAACGGACATACGGGAGCACGTGCAGCAGGTGCGCAACGGGGGCACATCGATGCAAGGCGGCCTGCCGTTATTCAATCAAGCGCAAAATGCGGCAGAGATATCTACACAAAGCGGCGCAAGCGAAACTGCGCAGCAAAGTGCAAAAGAATCCACACAAAGCGGCGCGGCCGTCGGTTTGCGCGAGAAAATTGTGCAGCATCCTATCACCATGGGCGTGAGCAACACCGACACGGCGGCGCAGATAATGGCGGCAGAGACACAGGCGAAGAAGCTGAGGAACGAGTTTAACCAACTGGCCGACGCGATGAGCGCCACAGCCAGCGAAGTGCGCAATGCGCGCGCCGTGGCCACCGGCGAGATTGAAATGCGCGACATCGGCGCACAAGACCGCGCCAACGTGGTGCAGACGCTGGCCAATGTGGCGCAGATGCAGGCGGACGCGAAAGCCAACGGTGTGCAAGGCACGAAAGAGCAGATTTTCTTCATGCAGCAGGCGAAATACAAGAGCATGCTGGAAAGCCAAGACAACCTAGAAGCCATTGCAAAAGATGGACTGATAAGCCGCATCGGCATGAACAGCCGCACGCCGGAGCGCGTGTTCCGCAAGGTGTTTGGGGATACGCTGGGGCAAAAGTTGGTGGATGACCTGATAACGCCCATCCACTACAACGAAAGCGCTAAGACCCAGGTGTTAAACCAGCTATTTGACGAGGCGCGCGCCTTAGACCTGAACGACACCGAGCGCCGCTTGGTGCAGCTGGTTGGCGAGCAGACCATTGGCGAAAATGGCCGACCTATCACCATAGAGGACATCGAAAAGGGTAATGTGGGCGTGACCAGCCTGCCCAAGTACATGAACCAAAAGGAAGCCAAGACTATTTTGGAACACATGGGCGACGTGAGCGCCGAGAAAGTGAAGAACGCGGTAGACTTTTACACCAAGACCTACGAGGAGTTTTACAACGTCATCAATGATTACCGCGTATCGCGCGGTATGTCGCCCATCGGCAAGGTGGAGAACTATTTCCCACATTTCAGCGAAAGCGACGGTATAGAGAAGCTGCGCAAGAAAATGGGGTTGGACGACGGTGTAAGCACACTGCCCACCAGCGTGAACGGCCTGACCGCCGATCGCCGACCCAGCAGCCGCTGGGTATCGTTCTTCCAAAAACGAAGCGGCGTGCAGACTACCTACGACTGCGAGCAGGGATTTCAGAGCTACGCGCTGAGCGTAATGGACATGTTGTACCACACCGACGACGTGATGAAGCTGCGCAGTTTGGACGCGGCTATTCGTGGGCGGTACAACCTAACCGACATGAAAGACCACATGGACAGCATCATGACAAAGCTGGAAATGCGCGAGAACATGACGGAGGCAGACAGGGCGGTAATCGACAAGGTGATTCAAGGCGAATACATGGACATCGAGGCCAACAAGGGCTACGGCAACTTCGCAAGCTGGCTGACGCAGTACACCAACAAGCTTGCCGGCAAGCAACTGCTGATGGATCGCGCCGTGGAGGACGCCTTAGGCCGCTTGGCACTGAATGTTCCCAACGAAATTATGGGGCAGTTTGGCAGGAGTTCCGTAGTGGGCAACGTGAGCAGCGCGCTCAACAACGTTGTTACCGTGCCAAAGATTTTCACAACGTCGAAAGCGTCGGACTTTTCCCGTGCGGCGTGGGGCTTGGTGTCGGGAGAGTTTAAGCGCAGCGGACTTGCAGGGCAGAGCGAGTTTTTGCAGGGCAAGAAAGGCGTTGACCTGCTGGCGCTGAGCAAGACGCAGAAAGCATCCAACTGGGTGCAAGACCATCTGTTTGAACCGGTGGAGGCTGCCGTGACCGACCTCGCCTTTTATTCTCGCTACCTATCGGAGATGAAAACGCAGACAGAGGGCGACTACACCCAGCGCCAACAGGCGGCTATTATGGCGGCCAATCAATACGCGGCCGACATGATGGCGCGACGTGACAAAGGCTCGCGGCCACTGTACATGGAGAGCAAGAATCCGTTCTTTAAAGCGCTGACGATGTTCCAGACGGAGGTTAGCAACGACTTCTACAACTTGTTCGATGACCTGCCCGCCTACGTGCGCGAAGAACTGAGCGCAGGAAAGAGCAAGGGAGAGGTGGCTACGGCTGTGGGCATCGGTGCGGCCAAGTATGTGGGCGGCGCGTATGTTTTGAACACGGCACTGGAGATGCTGACAGGCTACGCGCCGGCCTTTGATCCGCTGCGCATTTTGTGGGACTTCTTCGAGGATTTGTTCACGGTAGAGGACGATGAAAACGCACTCACCAACGTGACGGGTGCCGTGGGCAACATGGCCACGGAAACGTTGAGCAGTGTACCCTACGCATCGGCGGCCATGGCTATGTTGGGAATGGGCAATGGACGCTTGCCGCTGCCCAGCTACGACCTGACGAGAGTAGGCAACGCTCTGAGCGCATTGACGGACAGCGAGGAGGACAGCCCTAACAAGGTTAACTACATAGCGGAGCAACTATGGAAAGGCGCTGTCGCACCGACGGCCACCATGCTGCTGCCGTTTGGCGGAAACCAGCTAAAGAAAACGGTAGAGGGCTTGTCTACCATGGCACAAGGCGGCCTGTACACCCAGAGCAAAAAGGGCGAGCAACTGCAAACCGAAGTAAACAACGACTTTTTGAGCTTGCCCGGCGCGGCCAACTGGGTGCGCGCGGCATTGTTCGGAAAAAGCGCTATCAGCGAAGTGCGCGACTACTACGACAACGACGGCACGCCGCTGAGCGTGAAGAAAACGCAGCAGTACAAGGAAGCGAAAGAAGCCGGTGTTGAGGCAGACCAACTGTTTGACCTGTGGGACACCATGGATGCCGACGACAACGGCAGCGTGAGCGCCAAAGAGGCCAGCAAGGCGATTAACAGCGCAGAGGGCTTGAGCGACGAACAGAGAGACCTTTTGTGGGAGCAGAACGCCACCGAGGCGCAGCAGAAGAAATACGCCACTGCACAGGAAAAAGGCGTGGGCACAGAGTATGTGAACATGATGTTAAACGCCGATACCGATGACAATGGCAGCCTAAATGCGGCGGAAGTGAACGCCTACCTAAAGAAAGCCGACTTGACGCAGAGCCAGCGCACCGAGCTGTGGGAGCTGACGGCCAGCGATGCCAAATTGGAGAAGCTGGCGCAAGCCAAAGAGGACAAGATGGCCGGAAGATTTGTGGACATGATGATTTTCGCGGACACGGACAAAGACGGCAGCGTGAGCACCGACGAGGCCACACAATACCTGACGAGCCTTAAAACCAGCGACACCACACGCGCCAAGCTGTGGAGCTACGTAGCCAGCGACGCAAAGCTAGAGAAGTACGAGCTGGCCGAAGAAGAAGGACTAGGTGCGCAATACGTGGCTTTATTGTTAAACGCCGACACGGACGGAAACGGAAGTTTAACCAAAGCGGAAGTGCAGGCGTACTTGGACGCAGCCCGGCTAGAAACGGAGCAAAAGCGGACGCTGTTTGGGTTGGCGAGCAAGGCGAAGAATCCGTATTGATGGAAAAAGTTTTTAAAGACGTCAGCTGTGCCATTACTGTGCCTTTTCTGTGCCATTTTTGCTACGTTTTGACCGACGAAACCCGACGCAACAAATACGAGAAAACCGCGCCGTTAAGCCATTTCTAGCTTATTGGCGCGGTTTTTATTTTGGTGGGGCATCAGGGACTTGAACTCTATTAAAATGGGATTATATCGCCGTTTTTTGGTGATACTGTGCCACTACTGTGCCAATTAGAAATCGGTGCCATTCAGCGCGGCGGCGGCCTCCATGCGTTTCCGGTCACGCAGCTCGGCATAGATGTCCATTGTGGTTGACAGCTGCGCGTGCCCCAACAAGCCTTGGGCTGTTTTCTCAGGGATGTTTGCCTCAAAGCAAAGAGTGGCAAAAGCGTGGCGTAACTGGTGCGGTGTTACATTTAATCCGGTTTGCTTGCAATAGCGTTTTAAGAGGCATTGAAGGGCTTTGTATGTAAGGGGAGAATCTCCGCCAAATACGAAGCTCTCAGGAGTGCTGCGGTGCGGTTCCAGTGCGCCCTTGAGTCGGTCGAGATAAATTACTTCGCGTTCGCCAGCATCACTTTTGGGTGCTTTGAAAGAGCCCTTGTTGTGTCCAGCATAATATAGTGACCGTGTTACGCGAATCACATTTTGGTCAGCATCAATGTCTTTCCATTGCAGGGCAAGCGCTTCGCCGCGGCGCAAGCCTGTGTATAGGAGAAAATAGAAAAACAAACCATCCGGATTGTTCTTAGCTGCTTGAATTGCGAAAATTTCTTCAGACGTTGGCATTTTGCGCCTCTTTTTTGTTAAGCCATCGGGAACGTGAACCAGCGTGGAGGGGTTTTCTTTATAATTGCGATTTTCGCAAGCCCATGAGAAAATGCCGGTAATGACAATTAAATGATTGGACACGGTTTTGCGAGCAAACCCTTGCTTGCCAAGATGATTGAGCCAGCTGCGGATTTGCGTGGCGTTGATTTCTTGGAGCGGCGCGTCCCCAAAGCGCTCTATAGCGCGTCGCAAGGCCGCATTGTAACCTCCCACAGAATTCGGAGAGAGACGAGGTTCTTTATCTTCCCACCATTCATTGGCCATGTCTTCAAATGTGAGACCACGTTCGGCCTTTTCTTGGTGCGCGGCAATTTTTTGAAAAATTTCTCGCTCGGTTTTGCCGCGAAACACAACGCGCTTTCCATTTATGGTCACTTTCTTCTCGTACAGCCCATCCGAGCGCTGGTACATTGATTTTTTCTTTGCCATGTGCTTACACACCTCCATTTTGGGTATACTTTGACAAGCCTGCCCCAGAGGTGGTATAATCACGTTTGGTGGTGGATTATTCCATCTTTGGGGTAAGCTGTCTATATAAACCTCCGGTGTTGGTAGCACCGGAGGTTTATTCTTGTTTGTAAAACCGGAACTCGAGTTTTTTGGTTTTATGCATGGGTATCATTTTCGCGACCTCACGAAATGGCCAAATTGACAGGGCGAATTTTGCGTGATATACTGAACAACAGATTAGACGGTACATTGCGGCCGAGCCCAAACGCTTTGCGTTTGGAGCGCGAGACCTATGCAAGGGACGCCCAAGAGCGACAGCGATTGGCTGCGGCCTACTGCTTCGCGCTGTGCGACAATGTCAACGAACAAGAGCTGCCAGACGGGGAATGCTGGCGGCTCTTTGTTTTGCTTGCGTCACCAACTTGCAGCAAAAAGCGGAGGGTTTGTTATGAAATTCAGAAAAAAGCCGGTAGTTGTTGAGGCGTACCAAACGGATGAAGAAATATGCATCGACACGCTGGAGGGGCGTATGCATGCGAATGCGGGAGATTGGATCATAACCGGCGTTCGCGGAGAGCGCTATCCATGCGCAAAGGAGATTTTTGAAGAAACATACGAGCCTGTACCGGATAACATGCAAGAATAGACGCTCAGCTAAGAAAAGAAACGACCTCGCCATGGTACGCTGCCAAAAAGGCTCGCGCGGCGAGGTCTGCATCCTAGATACAGTATACAAGGCACTCGCCTAAAATGCAATATTCAAGAGCGTCTGCGTTATAGCCTACGACGTTGCTTCCGGTTACTTCGGGGCTGATAATGAGGGTCGTAGTTTTTGCATCTGCGCTCTAGTTTGCGAAAGTCGCAGCAGTCTTTGGCATAGAACGGAATTTTTTTGTCCACAGTCTTACGGTATACGCTTTGCGCGCGGGTCAATATGACGTCGCGGTGCTTTTCGCAGTAACGCAACTGATTAAGCAAGAGCATTTTGTACTTCTCGTCCTCGATGGCAAGGATGTCGAAAGGCAGCAAGCTTCCCGGAAGAACCGGAATCATATTATTGAAACCCATTATACCCAATTTGCCGTCATCCAGCTTTAAAACTGGGCCGCCCGATTTTATGTTGACATGGTTGGGTTTGGGAGATTCAAGTGGAACGTAATACTCCATGCCGTTCAACGAAAGCACTATACCTATATAGGGGCGGTGTTCGCCTTTGTTATATTGCACGCGTGGGTCGATGGTGCGCAGATAACGTATGTAATTTTCCTCAATGTGATAAAACCGAAATGTGCCCATATTTTCCTCCTCAACAGGCTAAAACCAATAAAAATGCAGGGTAGCAAAAAACCACCCTGCATTTTTTCATTCCTCACTTACGGTAGAGGCTCACCGCTTTTTTAATTCTCGCTTACGGTTAAAGAGTTCACCGCTTTTTTAATTCCCCGTTTTTTGGTGATATAGGAAGGGGCTCTCCTCTTCGGGACAGATGCGACGCGAACACGTCAATTCATTTGTCAAAGTAAGGGTACACCCTTACAATCCTTATTATATGCAGAGTTTTATAAAATTGTCAAGGTAAAATTTTAACGGAATCGCACAAATTTTAACGGTTTGTACTACGTGGCGGAACTCCTAATGTTTAAAAATGGCCAAATTTAAACACGCGATTTTAAAAATGGCATCTATAGAAATAATTTTATATCATTTTAAACACCTATCTGCAAGAAAATCCGTATTGTGAAAAATAAAATTTACACTTTCCCACTATGCGTCCTCCAAGGCTTCGGCATCTTCGAGGAAGCCGACGATGGGGACGGGCGGGAGGAGGAACGCGCGTTTACCAAAAT